GGGTTGGAACCGTAAATTATCAATGGATGAGGTAAATGCAATTCTTGCGGCTGATTTGCAAAGGTTTGAACGAGGCGTATTACGTTATTGCCCTACTGGCATTACTCAAGGGCGGTTTGACGCTTTGGTCTCTTTTGCCTTTAACGTAGGGCTAGGAACACTACAAAGGTCAACTCTACGTCAGAAGCATAACAGAGGCGACTTTGAGGGTGCTGCTGATGAGTTCTTAAAGTATTCTAAAGCAGGTGGTAATGTACTTAAAGGTCTGCTCAATAGACGAAAAGATGAGCGAGCACTATACTTAATGTGATTTGTAATACAATATTCATAAGTATATGATATATAGATTAAATGAAATCTAAAAAAATACCTGATGATTGTATGCCAGCTTGTATTAGCTGCTCTTTCTTTGATATATCTCCCAAAGATGATTTAGGCATTTGCCGACGTTATCCTCCTACACTATTCCAAATAGAAGATGAATACGACAGTTGCTATCCGGTGACTGAGCGATCTGATTGGTGCGGTGAATTCATACGGAAAGTAAACTAACATGGCTCAGAAAGTTTCAGATGAAGATTTTATTTCCATGTGGAATAAATACGGATCGGCTGCTCAAATAGCTAGAATGTTAGATATGAATGTACGTAATGTATTTGCTAGGCGTAAATCTATAGAGAGTAAGTATTCAATTGAGCTAAAGTCATCAGATATTCGTAGTCCTACATTCAATATAACGGTTCCTGGTAATGGCGTTAGAACTAAGGTAGAGATGGATGAAGGTGTAATTATGGTGGCATCAGACTGCCATTATTACCCTGGAATTATATCAACGGCTCATAAGGCTTTCGTTAAGTTAATACCTGAATTAAAGCCACGAATAATCGTTATGAATGGCGATGTATTCGACGGTGCATCAGCATCTAGGCATGATCCTATAGGCTGGCAGAAAACACCAACAGTACAGCAGGAGCTAGAGGCTTGCCATGATCGTCTAGCAGAGATTGAGGCAGCGTCTAAGAGTGCTAAGTTGCATTGGACTTGGGGAAACCACGATATGCGATTTAATACTCGTCTAGCGTCCCAGGTTGGGACTGCATTTGAAGGTGTAAAAGGATTTAATCTGTCGGATCACTTTCCACGATGGAAGTTCTCTACATCGATTATGGTTAACGAGCATACGATGATTAAGCATCGATGGCATAACGGTATCCATGCTGTTTACAATAATACAATGAAGTCAGGTACTTCTATCGTTACAGGTCACTTGCATAGTTTGAAGGTAACTCCGTGGACTGACTACAATGGCAGTAGATACGGTGTAGATACAGGAACATTAGCGAATATAGATGATCCTGGCTTTGATTATGCGGAGGATAACCCTAAGAACTGGAGAAGCGGTTTTGCTGTTCTAACCTTTTGGGAAGGAAAGCTCATGCCACCAGAACTGTGCGAGGTTATCTCCGAGGGATTAGTATACTTCAGAGGCAAGGTTATTGAGATTCCTTAACGAATATCCCGCCAGCATTCATATAACCTTTACGATCCTTAATTTCCTCATACGAGAACTTTAAGCAGCTAGTTAAGGTTACATTTTCCAAAGCAGCAACATTAATGAGGCATACAAGAACATCGCCAATTCCATCAATAATTCCTTTACGGTCGCGGCTGATAAGTGCTGTGTGGAGTTCATGCATTTCCTCTTGAGCTTTACGATATTGAGCTATTGAAGTGCTATTCGGTATGATTCCTCTGGCTTCACTCCATCGAATAACGTCCATTTCTGTTTCATTCCAACTCATTTACTCTCCTTTTAAATAGTGCATCATTTCTGCGTTCATCTTAGCTTGCGCCCATTTCTGTGATCCTGATAGCTGCATTAACGCTAATGAGAATTGCACGAAGTTATTAAGTTTCTCTAACTCCATCTCATCTACTTCACCCCGACGAATACCATCGATGACATTAGTAATTCCAATACGATTACCATCGATAACTGCTTGCCAGTCATAGTCTATTTTCTTCTTAGGCATTCTTTACCTTCAATGATTTAGGTACTTTAGGTTTCGGACACCATCCGATGCAACTATCATCCCATACGCCAATTACACATACACCACCAGGGTTAAGCAACAGCATACTAGTGCCTCTTGGCGGTGGTTCTATAGCCGGATCACGGAAGTAAAGCTGATCTGTTGTAGCTTGTGCAAAATCAATCATGCAGCAGCTTTCCTATACAGTTTTTCCATGATCTTTTTAACGTCAGCAATTTGTCCTGATTTATTCTTATAAATACTTTCTGTCTTATGCTCAGAGCATGGCTGGCATATCCATCGACCACTTGTACGAGTCTTACGAAATACTCCACCATCAACTTCCCTTGTGCATTGACAACTAGTACAGAATCTAGTGTTCATAGTTTCCAACTTTCGCGAATAGAATCAGCAGCAGTTTTATATGCAGCCGTTACTAATTCACTATGCCAATCAGACATTTCCTCACATAATTTTGCATTTGATTCTGCAACTAACGCAGCAAACTTTTTAACAGCGTCTAATCGTTCATCACTAGTTACCCATAAATTAGCCTCAGCAGCTAATCCCATAATGTCACTTTGTGTCATTTTCCGCATATTCTTTCTTTAGCCTGTTTTAAATTAGAGTCCATTAGCCAAGCAGCACACTGAGAATCCACAGCAAGTGCATTAGAACCGTCTCTGTAGCCTTTTCTATAGGCTTCATTAGCCTTGATAGTAGCTACGTTAGAAAGCAGCCATATAGCCCCTAAAATTGTAGCCATAAATATTAATATTTTCATAATAGTTCACGTATTTCCTTAACTGGCATATCAAACGTCTCATGTATGCGTAGAATCATATCTGCGGAAACATTAACTTTACCGCTACGTATCTTGCTAATCGTAGGTGGTGGTACGTCCAGTTTTCTACTAAGTTCAGCATCATTCTTAACTGCGTATCGTTCTTTTACTGCATCTAACAATTTCATGATTACCTCAGAATAAAAAGACAGGAGCCGAAGCCCCTGTTAAAAGCCCTAGAAGGAGGATTAGGGCTGCGAGATCAGTAGCAGTTAGTCGAGCAATTATTACCATAGCAGCAAGTTGTACAAGTTACATAACGTCCGTTATATGAATAACTGCTTGTTGTACATGAAGCATAGGCAAATGTTGCTGTTAACGCTAAATAGGCTGCGAGTAAGTATTTCATAATAGTTGCTCCCTAGAAAGGTATATCTTGATCGAAGTCGTTAGGCTCCGATGTAACTACAGGTTTATTGGCAGGTTTAGGTGCTGCATCATTCTTAGGACGTATCGATAAGCTAAAAAACTTCTTACCATCCGTCTTAGACTCTTTAAGCCATCCTGAGAGCCAGTAATCATTACCTGCTACGTTAACGCTACCACTGTAGTCTGGATGCTTATCAGTAGTCTTGTTTCCGTTACGGTACAGTACGCCACGATCAGTATTGTCAAATTCACTCATATTATTTCCCTATTGAAAATTTCTTAATTGCACTACGCTCTTTACTATCTAACCTACTCCAAAATGCTGTCTTAGAATCTGCGTCAAACTCTTGCGACGTAATGTATTCAACTGCTCCGGCAATATCATCTTTACCTAGTAATACACGTACATCCATAGCTATATTTTCGATAATGTCTTTAGTTTCATCATCCATGCTATCGAATACGTCAACTGTAATAGGTTTAGCTGACTTTGGATCATCTTTCTTGATCGTAGCGTCTACCGCATCGTGCTCTGTTATCTCTAACGCATTGAGCATTAGGTAACGACGTAAGTAGGTATGCTGGCTTCCTAAAGCCTGGATAGGAGGTGCTTTACCTGCTCCGGCTTCGGCTGTAGGACTGCGAAAATGAATTAGACCACCAAATTCAGAATCAAAAATTCGTAGGGTAGCCATACCGTCGGAAATGCTAAATACTGAGCATAGTCCTAACTCGGCAAATATCGTATTAACTGATGGTAGGAAGTCTGATAACTCAAAGTATTTAAAGTTAGCAAATGAGTTAAATCCTGATTTTTTGATTGGCATTGATTGAAGCATTACGCGAGCTTTCTGTAGCTTTGCGTAAACTTTCCACTGCTGATGCTCGTGTTGCTCTTGCAATTGATAGTCGTTATTCATATTAGATTCCTATTTATTTGAATTTTTTATACTGAACCACATTGGTAGATTGTGTTTTCTCAATAGTAGATATTTTTGCAGCCTCTTTTTGCTCCTTTCTAAATTTAGCGAAAGTTTTACGAATGTCCGTTTTAGCAGACGTAACATAGTCTTTCTTATATAAGATATTTTTTTCATCGGTCATAGTGAACACGCAATAATGTACAGAAGAACTATTATTACACCACACAATATAGGTCGTCTAGCAAAGAAATCATTAGTGTTGAGCAATTTATTCATAGTTGTCACCTGATTCTAAAATATTAACTAATTCGTGTATTTCTCTAGGAGCAATCATTAACGCTTCGTAAGCTATGCCTAGTATTTCAAGTTCTTCAATACTCTTAGGCTTGTTCTCTAGGTTATCTGCCAGGAGTCGCAAGGCATAAACAATTTCTGCAACTTCCCAATTGTGCATATCAGTTTTCATTATTAGCATCCTAGTGATTGATCTTTACGTAACTGGTGTTCGTAATCTGCTCGTTCCCATCCGTCCTGAACTGGATCATCGTAGCCAATTTCCTCAATACGTTTTTCTACTATAGTCGCTATATAATTCTTAAGTCTGTGACGTACTATTTCATCTGAATAATCATCATCGCAAATGTAGTGAATAAACTCAGCTAAACATTCTCTAGCGTAATCTGCGTCCATTGGCTTACTAAACTTATTCTTACCTAGCGGATATGGCTGAACTAGCTCATGCGGATTGCGAGTTAGCGATGATACTAAATCTTCTTCAAGGTCTGAGTAATTCATAGTATTCTCCTAGTTAATTAATATTGTGTTGCTGAGATTCAATAATGCAATACCTCAACTTGTATGTCAACAACTTTTTAAAATAAATTTATGTATCAACCAAGAAAAGACAGCCGCAGAGAAAGAATGTTGCAAATCGTCAACGAATCAGGTGGTATTACTGCTGAACACATAGCAAAAACGTATGGAACTATGGGTTTTCTTAACGTATGGGCTATCACTAGCGAGCTTAGGAAATTAGCAAGATTTAAGTGCATTAACCAAATAGGTAATGTATTCTTCTCAGTTGAGCAGGAAAAGCCAGCGTATAAGGCTGAACCTAAGAACTTAGTTCCACCTAGAGAAGCTGTACCTTTTACGCCACTTAAAACATTTCCACCGACTATAAGTCCTAGAGGTCAACCAATTGAAAGACGCCAATTCAAAAACTGTCGATCAAACGTCAGATTCCAAAGAGAAAACGAGATATAACTTTAATACGCAAATATGCTCAAGTTGCAAAAGATCACGATCTGCAATACAGTTTGTAAATTCTAATATTTGCCGTACTTGCAAAAAGCGAGGAATTTAGATATAGTCGTAAATGATTTACCGGAATGGCTAGGGAATGCAACCCGAAAAGACGATTTCTCACCGTCCTGCCATACCACCTACTTTGTGAGAATTGCCATTGAGAGGGCATATATGCATTTCTATCCACACCATATCGGTGACTTCCAGCGCGATACCGCATCATTATCTGATTCAGACACTATGGCTTATTTACGCCTAATCTGGATGTATTACGATACAGAGTTACCTTTACCTAGTGATGTTAAAAGACTTGCATTCAAGATAGGCTCTAATCCTGATTCAGTTCAAATTATATTAGATACTTTCTTTATAAAAGAACAAGATGTTTATCGTCATAAGCGTTGCGATGAAGTGCTTAACGGCATATACGATAAGTCGGAAAAGGCTAGATTATCTGCTCAAGCAAGATGGTCAAAAAATGCTAATGATATGCAAACGCAAAGCGAACGCAATGCGAACGCATCAAATATCGATGCGAACGCAATGAAAATTGATGCTACCCATAACCCAATACCCATAACCCATATAAATAAATATATAGATCAATTTGAGGCTTTTTGGAAAATCTATCCAAAGAAGGTATCTAAAGAAAATGCTAAGAGGGCTTGGATAAAGATTAAGCCTAACGATGAACTTATTGCAAAAATTACAAAAGCTGTAAAAGATCAAAAGTTATCTGAACGAGAACAACAGTTTATTCCTCATGCAGCTACTTGGCTTAACGCTAAACGATGGGAAGATGAAATAGTTGGAACTACTCAAAAGCCATTGATGGGGTGGAAATGAGAGACCCATTTATTATCGATGAACCTACCTGCATATCATTCTCTGGCGGTAGAACTTCAGCCTATATGCTCTGGAGAGTATTGCAGTCAAACAATGGCTTACCTAATGATGCTATCGTATGCTTTGCTAATACAGGTAAAGAAGATGAAGCAACATTGCATTTTGTACACGACTGTGAAACTCAATGGAACGTAAAAATACATTGGCTTGAGTACACTTCTGTTGATCCTAAGTTTAAGTTAGTTGACTTTGAATCTGCTGCAAGGAATGGTGAACCATTTGAGGAATTAATTCTTAAGCGCAAATACTTGCCTAATCCTATTGCTAGATTTTGTACTGGCGAATTAAAAGTATTAACTATTGATCGTTACTTGAAATCAATAGGTATAACGGAATACGCTACTGCTTTAGGAATAAGAGCAGATGAGCAGCGTAGAGCAGCAAAGATGACTGACAAATTAATCCCATTGGTTAAGGCTAACGTAACTCAAGCAGACGTTCAGGAATTCTGGAAAAACAGTCCATTTGATTTAGGATTACGTTTTGGCAATGGAATAACTCCGTTAGGAAATTGTGATTTATGTTTCCTTAAAGGTCAAAACCAGATCATGAGTATGATTGCAGACAAGCCAGAACGAGCTATCTGGTGGGCAAGCATGGAAAAAAAGATAGGAGGAACTTTTAGAAAAGATAGACCTAGCTATTCTTCAATGCACAAATATACTGGTCAGCAAATTGATATGCTGGACGACTCAATATCATGCTTTTGCGGGGATTAAATGATAGAGAACATACTCAGCCGCCTAGAGAAGGTCAAAGGTCGTAACGGAGCTTACACAGCTTGCTGTCCTGCTCATACGGATAAGTCTCCTAGCCTAGCGATAAGAGAAGTTGATGATGGTCGCATCTTATTGAAATGCTTTGCTAACTGTTCTATCCAGGAAATCATGGGTGCAATAGGAATGGATATAAACGATCTGTTCCCTAACGTAAATAAAGACTTGCCTCCAGTTAAGAAAAGATATTATGCTTCAGACTTGCTTAGAGTTATTGAATTTGAGGCTTTGGTTGTATCGGTAGCAGCTTATTCAATGTCAAAAGGCGAGAAACTATCAGAGGTCGATAAAACTAGGATGAAAATGGCACATGATCGAATAATGGAGGCAGTCAAATATGTCGGATAATATTTTTGCAATAGCGGAACGACTTTACGATGATCGCAATATCATCAAGTCTCAGAACATTGATGTAGACAAATATCTCAAAGGAACTGATTTATCGGCACAGGTTAAATCTGCGGCTACTTGGCTAGATGAGATATACCAGAACTATATCGATCCAGAACAAACCGAAGATGCTGTTATGCCATGGTCTAAGACTCACTCTGACTTTAAATTCAGGCTAGGTGAGGTTACCGTATACGCAGGTGGGAACGGAGGCGGTAAGTCGCTTGTAACAGGTCAGATTGCATTAGGCTTGATAAAACAGAACCTAAAGGTATGTATTGCCTCATACGAAATGAAACCTGTAACTACGATTATCC